CTGTCGGGCCACTCGTCAGTTTTCCAAGAGTACTTTACCTCTACCTCCCATAAAAGTCTGGGGTGACCCTCCGGCCCTCCTGTGCAAACAATGTCGAAGTAAGTGGTTTCGTTTGTATCAATATTGCTGTGATCATTCTTCAACCATGTAACCATAGCATCTTTAGCAGCTTTGTCAGCCATATCATACAATGCTTTATCAAAGCTTTTCTTAACTGTCATTTTTTTCTTCCCACTCTTTGTAACCGTCTACGTATGCCTGATAGTGTGCATCACGTTTGTTGCGATCCCACCACCACTCAGGCATAACATTATATCTTAACTGTTGTAAATTATTCCACTCTTGTTTGTTAAGCATTTCACTCATCGTCGTCCTCCATGAATGGGTTTGCTACCTGAGTCATTCTACCAGTGTTAGAATCATAATGCAAGTAGCAAGCAATACCTGTCTCACCAGTGTACCTGTTCTTGAGGATACGAACGGTGGTAGTGTTAGCTTCTACCTCATCCTCTGCCTGTTGGTTGCGCTCAAGAGCAAGCACAGCATCAGACAAGTGTGCAATAGATGCAGACCCACGCAAATGCGACAGAGTAATCTCACGGCCATCCTCATGCCCACGATCACCAGCGGGGCGGCGAAGGTGTGATACAAGAAGCAAACCAATCTGTGTCTCCTCAACCAGAGAGCGAAGCTTGGTCATGAGAATGTCAATAGACTTACGCTCATCACCATTGTCTTCCTGACCGGATACAAGAATAGAAAGGTGATCAAGAATAATCCACTTAGTGTTGAGAGCCTTTGCCATGTACCGCACACGGTTCAGAATCTCATCGTTGTCCATGCTACCAAAGTGATCAAACACATAGAACCTACCGCTGCCAAGCGTCTTCTCTTGCCAATCGTCAAGCTGCTCTTGCGTGTACTGGTCACGAATCTCCTTGATGTATAGCCGTGCATTAGCTTCCACACTCATGAGATTGAACGCAGTTTGCTTGGTGTTCTCCTCCATTGCAAGGACACCAATGTTCTCCTCAGTATTATGCATCAGGTGGTACATTAGCTCACGCATGATACTGGACTTGCCCATACCAGCGCCAGAGGTGAACGTAATAAGTTCTCCGGTACGCATACCATAAGTCTTCTCGTTCAGCTTGGGCCAAGGATAGGGACAGGTCTGATTATGTGTCTCTTCGTACAGGCTACGTCCAAGGTCAGCAAGGTTGATAATACCTGCCGGAGTGTAGGTCTGTGCGTTCCACCATGTCTGAACGAACTTCTCACGCTGACCAATCTTCAGATACTCATTGGCATCCTTGAACTCAAGGTTCATGATCTTACACTTGTTAGGCTCAAACAGTTTTGCTACTGCCTGTTGTGCATCCCTACCTTGTTGATCATTATCAAAGCATAGTACTACAGTATCAAACTTATTGAGATAATCTAATGCCTGACGGCAGTTCTTGAGTGCAGATTGTGCGCCATTCTTAATAGAAACCACAGGCCACTTGGAACCAAGAAGCTGATAAGCACTCATGGCGTCAAGCTCACCCTCACATATGGTAATAAACTTACCAGCCTGACCAAAGATGTTCTGACCAAACAGCCCTGCCTCTGACAGATTACCCTCTGACCAGAACTGCTTGTCGCTGGTGCGGCGAAACTTCGTTCCAATATGATTGCTGTCTTTATCATAATACTTATACATGTGATCAGTAATCATATTACCTTCTTTGACAACTGACACACCATAACGCTTACAAGTTTCTGCGCTAATCTTACGATCAGGTATATCAGAAGTAATAAAGTTCTTAGGTTGTTTATTCATGTTAACGATCTTCTTTGGTGCTTGTATATTTTGCATTTGATTTCCATTCTTGTATGGTCTGGCTTCGTCGCAACTAAAACATTTAGTACCCCACTCGTAGTACGCCAGTGCATCAGATGATCCACAGTCGGGGCAGGGTTGGTGAGTTTTGTATTCCATAAGTCCTCCATATTAATTGAGCCTTAGTAGTTTCGTAGAAACTTCACTACTAAGACTCAATTAAGTTACCACTTTCCTTCACTATACTTATGCAGATCGTCAGCTATCTCCTTTCGTTGCGCTATTAATTCTTTCTCTAATGATATAAGTGTTTCAATCTGATCCACTCTCTCTAGACTTCGCCATGCAGCTTTGAATGATGTTTCAATACGGCCACGATTTTTTGGCTTGTATACCTCAATAAGAATATCCATTTCTTTATCCTTTTTGGATTTTATAAACTCCTCTTGCATTTCTTTTGGTAAGATGCTGTACGAGTCTTTCTCTGTTTCGTATTTCATCTTCGGCTTCTCTCTTTGTGCGAAAGCTTTGAACAACCACATCATCAAACTCTTTTTTTAGAAGTAATTTCCACATAGTGTAACCCATAAAGTCAACACCTGTCATCGTAACATTTTTTCCAGATATCTTCTACGAAGGTTTCTTTGTCCTCCATTATCTCATCAGCCTCTAGTTTAGCCAATCGTCTGGACTCTTTGTTATCGTATCCTTCAGACCTATACTGTCCCACCAGTGAACGGAAGAGTTCTTTCCGCTCTCTTTGCCAAAGGTTCTTACTCATTAGTCTAAATCCTCTAAGTCTTTAAAAAATTGATCTCTATCTGAAACACTATTAACATTATATCCTGAATCTTTCATTAGCTGCCAAACTTCTTCAGAATAACCAAGACTTTTCCTTAACACATCTTCTTTCTGTAGACGGTGCCAATCAAAGTCGTAAACTTTTGTCATCGTGTTCCACCCATTTATTATTTGCTTCTGTTTGTTTTGCTTTTGCTAACTCTTGTCTTAGCTGTTTAATAGTATTTTCTTGCTCTTTTACTATTGCTTTCAGTTGTTTGACGTGAGTGTTTAAGGTTTCCCAAGCTGATTGTAATTGTTTATCAGGCACATTATACTCCAACTAGTTACGAATGTCAATATAAAAGATGTGATTACCTACCTGTCCAAGAGAAATAAAGTCCTCGTCTGATGCCCAGTATGGATGGACATAGGCAGCATGGTAGTGGGTAGCGCCTCCTGTTGTGCCAAGAAGAACACCCTGTAAGGCAAGCTCTGATGCACTGACAGCTTCTTGATAGGCTAGAACATTAGCTATATTTTCAGGCTTACCATCACACCAATATGAAAACTGACACTTGTTTCGTATTGGATTACCCTTCCACTCCTTTGCCTGATGGACAACATCACACACATTGTTGGGATAACGCTCAGAGTCCACCCGTGCAAGAACAACATTAGCTACAGCAAGCTGTGCTATGAATGGTTCAGACCGTGCTTCAAAGTATACTGCTTCAGCTAAACAAGATAACTCATCAGCTTTTGCTGTAGTGTTACTAACACTTACTAAGGAGATGACCAATAAAAAAATACCAATAAACTTCATTGTAACTTCTCTATCTTTATATTAAAAGGAAAACCTGTAGATAGCTCTCGTATGCCATGACACATTAGAAAAGCCACGGCATCTTCGTAGTGTTCAAATACATGTAGCTTTTCCTTTTCTTCGTCTATCATAGCATCAAAAGTATTTATATCTAATACAACATCATCTTCAGATTGAGTTATAATATAAGCCATCATGTTACTCCTGCAAATAATATATCAATAAGTATTCTAATAAAATCTAAATTCATCGTCCTTGTCCTCTATATTTTTTCCAACTACGGCGTTTGTGTTTGTTCTTGGGACGGGAAAGAGTTCCCGCCCCTATTGATGTACGCTTCTTGATCCGATGTAGTGTCGGGTCGTACTTGTTGTCTGTCTTCTTAGACATTCTCAAGTTCCTTCCAGTGGGTTGAGTCCATCATCTTCCGCACTTTGTCTTCACGCAGAACTCTGGTATTAGCTTTCGGTACGTGCGTAGACCATGCCGTAGCAGCCTGATAAGCAGTCCAGAGTGTACCCTCAGTGCGCTCTCCATACTTCTCATAGTTACCCTTTCCAATGATGTGACGGTTCTCTTCATCAAAAGTTTTCATCAGGTTAGATAGCATAACCTTATTAGGTTTAAGCTTTTTGCTCACATTATCTATACGCTTTGCCAATGTATTGCTGAACAGGTGAATAGCTTGACCTCTTGACACAGGCGTTTGATACCAGCGGTGCATCTGGTTAATGCCAGAGTTGGCAACATAGTCTGATGCTGCCCTGATCTTGCTTGCAAAGCTAGGGACGGAGAAGTTCTTGGAGTGACGGCCATAGACATAAGCCAGTTTGTTACCGTCAACCAAAGTATTATAACATGCGGCACGAAAGTATCCCATCATCCCGTTGTTGGCCCACGTCCTGTTGTGGCTGGTACGAAACTTGAACTGAGGTGTGACTAGATCATTCCTACCATCTATGGTTGTAGCTTCAGCGTTGAACTTGGCAGTGAGTTCTAACTGCTCACCGTGACCAATTACATTGGTTTCAAATGTGGCACCTTCCAGATCAATACCTGACATACTGATAGCTTGCTCAAGGTTCTCCACAATATCAAGATATTGTACAGGCTCGTAGCTCTCAGACACAATAGCTATTGGTACTTTACTATCAGTGCGGCGAAGACCAACACCCAGTGAGGGGTCAATCTTTCCCCCATCAATGCCTCCAAAGTTAGGGTTGAACGCACCAAGGGAAAACTTTTCCACACTGAAGTTAAGCACATCATGATTAAACATTTTGGTTCTCTTTCATTTTAAGGTTGAAACGTAGTTGATGTAGTTGTTGAATACACTCTGACAGTCTGTCACCGTTATCTGTTTTTACTGTACCATTTAACTGTAGTTGGCTTAGTATCTCTAGTGTTTCCTCTATTGCCTCAAGAGTTTTCATCGCCCCAATCCCTATAGCCTTGTTCAAATGTGGACATCTCATGTTCAATCCATCCATTGAGTTCCTCAATATCAATGTCTTCAACATCAGTATCAAGAGCTATTAGCTCCATGTATTCCTCAACCATTGGGCGACACCATGCGTCCCCTCCATAACGAAGAAACCTTTGAACATCCTCTATAGAATTAAACTCAGGTACATACATGTTACTCTCCTTTAAGTTGTATATCTTTTAATGTGTACTCAGATAGTATACCATTAAACGTATTAGAAATCAAGCACAATCCGTTCATCACAGATGGTGCATTAGTCATAGTAAAAACCATAGCCGCCATAAGGGATTGCTCGGCTATGTTTAGATCGTCCACGTCCTCCTGTTGTAACAGTGTTAGCTCGTTGTAAACTTGGTCGAACACTTTCATTTCCATATTCATGTTCCTCTATTATATCATATAGTGCGTTCATTTGTAATAATCCAATGTTAATTCTTCACCTTCTTCAATGTCTCTTATAGTAAATAGATTATAAATCTGGCAGTCATCCCAATCATGAACCTTCCGTAACTCACAGTTAGACTCATCTGAATGATTTAGATAACCACCTATTGGTGTTCTAATTAAACCATCAAACATTGGAACATTGATATGTGTTGCGCCTAAGTCAAACTCCGTTGAAATGTCCATTGTAGCAAACACACCAAGACCCTCTATCTCACTCTCTCGTATTGTTATATCTACTGGTAAAGGTTTGTAATAAAAGGGATTATATTTAGGTAGCACCACACTACCTTCAGTACCATACCTATCATAATTATCTTTAACTCTATTTTTAGAAATCATATCTTTAATAATTCTAAGACACTCCTCCTCTGCTTCTTCTAAAGACATTTCATTCACACGCCCAATCGTTCTTTGAATGTGTTCCCCCTTAACCATTCTTCTTAGCCAATAAGAGTTACCCCTTATTTTTAGGCCGGGAACTTTTTTTGATATACTTTTTCTATAATCTACATTAGTCATTTTTATATTCCTTTAATAACATATCTAATTGATCCATAGCCATATCATATGCTTCGCTTGGCGTCAACTGTTTCGTGCCGGGGCGCACTGATCTTTTCATTTTGTACTTCTCACCTACTGTGCGTACTTCTTGAAAGGTCCAACTAGTATCCCAAGTTATCTTCCACTTGTCTCCACCAATTTCTATTTCTACGAAATCAACTGTACTCATCTACGATCTCCATGTTAG